TGTGACATATCATAACCTTGATGATCTAAATACTCCCAAGATTTTTGACCAATGTAATTTCTAAAATCTAAAAAATCATTATCTTGTGTTAGTGGTGTTGAGTGATAACTTCTTCCAAAATCACCATATTCTTTTATATATTTTTTTTCTCTTGTTCTCGCATCTTTAATATATTGATTACTTGCTTTGTTTAATGATTTAACAAACTCTGGTTTGTGTTCATTCCATATTATTGTAGGAAAATAACTATTTATAAACATTATCTAAAAGGCCTCCCTAAATGCCACACTACAAGACTATATCTTGTGCCTGATGTTACTGGTTTAACTCTATGCCACACAAAACTAGGAAACACAATAATAGATCCTTTTGGTAATATTTCTTTACATTGTATTCTATGTTTTGATTCATCTCTCATGTGTGGATCATAATTTCTAAAATCAAATTCTAATTCACCACCTGTGTATTCTGAACCATCTGTCAACTGACAAGTCATGGATAACTTTCTAATTCTTCCGTGTTCTGGATGATTAACATTGTCTCGTTGATAAGGTTTATCCCAACTATCACAATGCCAATCATAGTATTGATTTAATTTATATTTTGTAAACTGACAAGACTCACTTCTTTCCCAATCAAAATTCCAACCAGCTGCTTTATTTGCTTCGTGAACATATGGATGGATTTCCTTATAAATCCAAGTATCATTTAGCCATACTAAATCAGAGTTTCTTTTTCTTTTTAAATCTTTTATTTCTTCTTTGTTCAATGGTTTTTTATTTAAATCTCTTTCTCTTCCATAACCACCAGTAATAGCCATTGTTTCTTTTTGTGCATTAGCATACTTAATAACCTCATCACAAAATTTAGGTGTTAGCACACCACTAAAATACCAATAATAATTAGATATATTCATATGTTATAGTTTGCACAAAATTTAAATTGTTCTTTTGATTGTTAGTTAAATAATACATATTAGTAGATGGAAACATTATAAATTTGTTATTAGTCAATGGTATGTCCCAACTTCTACCTTTACGTCTATTATCTTCATAGTGTATTCTAACCATACAATCCTTAACGTTAATACCATATAGTAACGTAAAATCTGGTGAGTTACGTAAATCGACTGGATCAATATTTAATAACGGAATTGTTATTTCATTAGGTTTATAAACATTTCCCCAAGTTTCTTTATTAATTAAAGTAAAACTGTAATTTAAATTTATATGCTCTCTGATATAAGTATTAAGCATATCAAATGTGCGTGAAAACGGTAAGGGTGAATCTGTGATGTGTGATTTTAAAATGTCTTCTTGTAATTTATCCCGATCAATGTCCCAATCTTTAGGCATTGCCACATCACCATAATATAATGCTATTTCAGATAATACTTTCTTTTGCATACCACCACCTTTTGTAATTTACGCTAAATCGTTTGTCAAGTCCCAAGATTGATTAGCTTCATTCCAACGATACGCCCATACGTGAGTATCTGCATCGTTTTGAGATTTCTGTTCTTCGGTTAATGCCGGAGCATCACCAATTGGTGATTTCCAACTAGCAGTAGTATTATCTTTTACCCAAGATGGATAAGGAGATGGAGACCAAAAAATTTGATTATCTTCATCCCAAGTATAACCTATACCTGCATAGTTACCTCTAAAAGGTGTACCGCCTAATTTATGTTGATTGCTTTGTGTATTGTAAGATGTTTGAATCCACATTGCTGCAGGCCAATTATTGTGTAATTCTAAATATTGTTGACCTACTGTTTCATCTTCAACACCATCAGCATTTAACATATCTTTATTGTCTAAAGTTAATACTGATATAACTTTTCCATTAACTCCTAGTTTTGCAAAATGTGCCATAATGTTTCTCCTTATATATTAATTTTAAAAGTTAGTAAATACATATTAATTTTGAAATTTGTATCTTATCATTACTATTCCTGATCCACCAGCCGATCTTCCGTAAGGTCCGCCACCACCACCAGCACCACCACCTGTATTAGTTGTTCCTGCATTAGCAGACCAAGCAGATAAAGGACCTTTTCCAAAACCTCCACCACCAGCACCACCTGGATTTGTTTCTGATGTACCACAATTAGCACCAGAACCTCCACCTGCAAAATATCTTCCTGCTGCAGGACCTGAAGTTCCATAACTTGGTGCTGTTGGACCAAAAAAATCTGTTCCTAGTGCTACACCATCACCACCATCACCTGGTTGACTTGCTCCTGGAGCAGTTTGTCCAACAGCTCCAGCACCACCTCCGCCTCCACCACCACCTGATGGTGCGGCTGCTCCACCATTATTACCTTGTGGGGGAGTTACTGAAGGTGTGTTACCACTTCCAATAGCATTAGATGCATAACCAGCTGAACCCCCTGATCCACCAGAACCAGCAGCACAACTTGGTCCACTTTTACCTATACCTGCACCACCACCTGCAGATGTTATAGTTGAAAAAGTTGAAACTCCACCATTCGTTCCTATACCTGGAGTAGAAGGAGCACCAGCGCCACCTCCTCCCACTGTAATAGAATAACCTTGTACTGAAACAGGTAATCCATTATTTGCACCTGAAGTACAAGCTAAAGGACTTGCTGTGTAAGTGCATTGAGGAGTTTTACCTTCTCTATAACCCCCAGCACCTCCAGCACCATAATAAAATCCTGCTCCACCACCACCTGCTACGACTACATAAGAAACTTCGTTTGATCCTGCAGTATTACCTGCACAAGAAACACAAAAAGTTCCAGGACTTGTAAACACGTGTGTTTTAAAATCTCCACAAGTAATAGTAGTATTTCCACCTGTTGCTGCAACATATGAAGGTGTTAGAAAACTTGAATCATTTTCACCTACAGGAAGCCAACCTTGAGTGCTATCCGCAAATACTAAAGTAACTGCTTGTCTATTTGTAGTTATTTCTCCATTTACTGTTGCACCTTCAAAATTTGAACCATTTCTATTTATTATAATTTTGTTTGTTGCAGCTGTTCCCGCATAATCAGCTATGGCTACGATGTTTCCTGCACTTGGTGAAGAGGGTAATGTCACAGTTATATTAGAACCACCACTTGTATTTACAAAATATCCTTCTCCATTCGAAGCTGTAAAATCAGTTGTTTTAATACTTGTTTGCCAATCTACAGCTCCAGTTCTACCAAAACCTGTTTGTGTTCCATTATTTGTAATTGTTGCACCAGCAGGAATAGTAATAGTGTCACCACTATCTCCTAACTGAACTGTGCCACAATTTGCTCTTGGACTAATTTTATTTACTTTTATTTCACTCATAATTTACCTATTGAAATTTGTATCTTATCACAACTATACCAGATCCACCAGCTGCACCTGCACCACCGGCACCATTACCTCTATTAGCTGTTCCGTCAGCACCTGATGCTGAACCACAAGTAGCTGCATTTCCATTTGCTGTTGGTGATATACCATCACCTGCTCCACCCACAGCATAGACAACTGGAGAAGCAGTAACATTTGTCGTTACTCCTGCTCCACCTCCACCAGCTCTTGAAGAAGTTCCAGAACCACCAACAGCGCCAGCGCCACCACCACCACCTGAAGAATTTGGTGGACTTGGGTCTCCGTTTCCTCCATTTTGTCCTTGAGCTGGAGTTACTGGAGGTGTGTTTCCAGCACCACCACTACCACTAGGCCCACCTTGACCACCACCACCTGATCCTCCTGCTTCACCCGAAGCTACGGGTCCTGCTCCAGCAGGGGCTCCACCACCCATACCACCTCCAGCTGATGTTATTGTACTAAATACAGATGGGTTTGATGCAGCGTTTTGTGCACCTCCTGCTCCAACTGTAATTGGAAAGGCCGTTGATGTTATTGTAATTCTATTTCCTGGAGTTGGATATCCATCTAAAGGACTAGCAGTGTATGGAGTAACAGGATTTTTTACTTCTCTAAAACCACCTGCTCCACCGCCGCCTGGAGCTGGACTAGAAGGATTACTACTACCACCACCGGCTACAACCATATATGATACTATATTTTGTGCTGCACAAGCTGCAAGGGCTGAAACTGTAAAAGTTCCTGGTCCTGTAAATGTATGAATTTTACAATCCCCAGAAGTTGTTTCAGTTCCACCTGTGGCTACTATAAAATTTGATCCTTGATCTGCAAAAACATTATCTTGGATAGATCTCCAACCAATTGTTCCATCTATGTAAACTAAAGTAATTCCTTCGCCCTCTGTGCTTAAAACAACCGGACCTTCTCCACCATTAATTTTTTCTGAACCATTTGGAGTAACTGTTAAACCAGCTGTATCAAATGTATTTCTGTAGTCTTGCAAAGAAACAATTGCTCCTGCTGATCCTGCTGGTAAGTTTGCTATAAAACCACCACTATTAGTATCACAAAAAAATCCTTGTCCACTAACTGCTGTAAATGTTGATGTTTTAATATCACCTGTTTGCCAATCCACAGTCCCTGTTCTACCAAATCCTGTTTGTGTTGCACCAGATGCAAGGGCTACGGTTCCACCACATCTACCAATTGTAACTGTAGATCCATCTACCACAATAGGATTGCTTGCTCCTGAACCTATCGTAGTAGTTGTTCCACATTTTTTAATGATGTTTGAATCATCTGAAACTTTGTTTATATTATCTACTTTAATTTTACTTGTCATAACTATTGTGCTTTATACCTTATTATTACTATTCCTGAACCTCCTGTTTTACCAGGTACAGGATTACCATTAGCTCCGCCTGCACCACCTCCCGTATTATCCGTTCCGTTAGATCCGTCACAAGTGGGAGTTGACCCAGTTCCACCACCACCAACACCACCTGTACCTATAGCTGGAGCACCTTTATTTGTTGCTCCACCGCCACCACCAGCAAAAGCTGTGCTCGAACCATTAATTTCTGTTGTTGCTCCTGCTCCACCAGGACCTGCAACTGCACTTGGACCTGTTGTTGCTGTACCACCTACTGCAGTGGCTCCACCGCCACCGCCAGCACCTACTCCTCCTGCAGTGTGACCACCTGGTCCACCATTCTTTCCTTGTTCAGGAGAGACTGGAGGTGTATTTCCTGTACCTCCCGATCCCACACCTGTAGAATGACCTGGACCCCCACCTCCACCAGATCCACCATTAGCCTGTGTTTGTCCTCCTCCTGCTGAAGTTATTGTACTGAATGTTGATACACCACCCGCTGTTCCTAAATTAGGTGTAGGCTCTGTTCCAGCCGTACCACCTGCTCCAACTGTAATTGGAAAAGACGTTGCTGTAACTGTTATTGGTCCTGATCCTTCTAAAGGACTAGCAGTATAAGGTGTTACTGGACTTTTGTCTTCTCTAAAACCACCAGCTCCACCTCCACCTGTACCATATCCACCATTAGCTGATCCAGAACCTCCACCACCACCTACAACCATATAAGAAACTTGATTGTTAGCAGCACAAGGATGAACCCTTGATACAGCAAACGATCCTGGACCTGTAAATGTATGTATTCTATCATTTCCACACGTAGTTATAGTACCACCTGTTGCCTCTATAAAATTTGAAGCTGTTTCTGTATCTTCTGCGTTTTGAACATTTATCCAACCTTTTGTTGAATCAACATATACTAAAGTTAATGCTTGACCATCAACACTTAATGTTAAATTTTCTGCAATACCACCAATTTTTTCTGAACCATTTGGTGATATTACAAAATTGTATGTTTGAAAATTTCTAGCATAATCTGCAAAAGCAACAATAGCTCCTGCTGATCCTGCAGGTAAGTTTGCTGTAATAGAACTTCCAGAATTTATAAAATACCCTTCTCCATCAGCTGCCGTAAAAGTTGCTGTTTTTGGAGTAGTCTGCCAATTTACAGAACCTGATCTGCCAAAACCTGTTTGAGTAGCGCCGCACGCTAAAGTTACAGCCGTGCCTGATCCACCTATTGTTAAGGTTGAACCACTTTGTTTATCTATTGCATCTACTTCTATTTTAGACAATGACTAATACCCCTGTTACTGTAATTGTACCAGGCACAGTTATTGGTCCTGCAAGAACTCCGTTCTCAACAGTTTGTGTACCATCAATCGTACCTGCTTGATTTTTTATAAATTCATCAGGAGCTGAACTGCCTCCTATGTATTGGATTCCATTTACTACTGCCGTCATAATTCCTCCTACGAACTAATATCGTCTATGAATGAAGTAACAATATCTAAACTTGAAGCAGTATCACTTTTAGCTTTT